TCGTCTTGGTCTTTATTACAACGGTAAAGACTCAGTAGATGTGTTTGTAAATGACGCTAAGGTTTACTCACAAACTGTTTTGACTAATTTGCCTACGTCAACTGCTTTGGGTGTTGGACTTGGGTTTAAGTCTGCTGCTACTGCTCCGACAACGAGTGATCTTATTGTTGATTTTGCGCTGGCTGCTCAAGACCGTTCTTACTAGGATAGGAGTCAGTCATCATGGCTAACGTAGTTAGTACTCAAATCCTAGAGGATGGGGAAAGAAACGCAGTAGTAAAGATTACGGGGGTGCTAGATACATCTAATGTATCAGCAACCACCATAGTTGATCCTGCTAGTTACTCCCCAGTTCCTACCCAGTTTCGTATAGACCAGATTGATTATGCTATGTCTGGTTCTTTACAAATTCGTCTTTTTTGGGACGCAACCGCAGACGTAGACATTCTTCCTATTGCAGGTCGAGGCACTATGAATTTTAAAGGCTTTGGTGGTTTACTAAATAATGCTGGATCTGGTAAAACAGGAAAAATTCAACTATCAACTAATGGTTGGACTACTGGTACTGAAGTTTTTTCAGTAGTACTCAGGCTAGTTAAACAAGATCCCCAGTAAAGCTAACTACTCGTGTCCCTAGGAAACGTATATAGCAGCGGAGATTGGGATGCTATCTGCGATGTTTGCGGAAGAAAGTATAAGAATACTGACTTACGCAAACGTTGGGATGGCCTCTTGGTTTGTCCACAAGACTATGAAGAACGTCAGCCACAAGATTTTGTTAGAGCTAGAGCCGATCAAATAGCTGTGCCGTGGTCTAGACCAGAAGGGCAAGATACATTTGTTCCTATAAACTATACTCCGACAATAAATGAAGAGTATTCTTTTGATGAAGCTTTAAATAAAGCAGTTGCAGCAATAGTACCGAATGAAGTTCTTTATACTCCTACTACTGTAACTAATGATTTTTTAGGTGGAGCTTATTTAGGAGAAAACCCTTTAGGGGGTTCTGGTGTTGCTAACGGTAGGTTAAGTAACGGAATATACTTATCTGAGACACTTACTTTTTCTAAAACTTTTAATGAAACACTAAGTCTTAGTGAAGTTGAAGTTAAGAGTGCTAGTGCAGTTGTTGCTGAAAGTATTACTGTTGCAGAGTCTATTGCTAAATCAGCAGCCAGAGCACTAACAGATACAGCAACATTGTCTGAATCACAAATTAAAGCAGTAACAAAAACTATTGCTGAAAGTATTACTCCTTCAGAAGCTGTGTCGGTCTATGTTATAGAAAACAGATCTTTAGGTTCTCAGGCTATTGGAATAACTACACTAGGATAATTAATTATGATTTCAAACCTAACACTTAAAGGCCGTGTGCACATTGTCCTGACAGACAAATACGGCAACATTAAAAAAGAAGATGAAAGCGATAACTTGATTGTCACTGTAGGCAAAGCTTTTGTAGCTACTGCCCTCATTACTATTCCAAGTATTACTTTTGGATACATGGCTATTGGTACTAGTAACACTAGTCCTGCTCTGGGTCAAACTGCTTTGCAAGGATCTGAACTTGCTCGTGTTGTAACTACTAACAGTAATCCTACTTCAACAACTACTCAATTTGTTGCTGCTTATGGTGCTGCTGTAGGTACTGGAACAATTGAAGAAGCGGGATTGTTTAGTGCTGCTAGTGCTGGAAGTATGTTTAGTCGGTATTTAACAGGTACGTATGCAAAAGGTGCTTCTGACTCCCTAACCATTACTTGGACGATAACGGTGAGTTAATATGTCAAACATTACTTTTACTAACTTTGCTGCTACGACCCTAGCTTCAGGAATAAACAATATAGTCACTAGCCTGACTGTAGCTACTGGAACAGGAACTCTTTTCCCCACCCTAGCTGGAGCACAATATTTTTATGCAGTACTAGCTGATGCTGCTACTGGGACTACTAGAGAAGTAATAAAAGTAACTGCTAGATCTACTGATACTTTTACTATTGTTCGTGCTCAAGACAACACAACAGGTCAAACTTATATTACTGGGGATAAGATAGAGCTGCGTCTTACTGCCGCAGGTATAGCTACTCTAGCTACTACTGAGACAGCCCAAACACTTGCTGGTGTACAGACATTTAGTTCACAGCCTATTGTGTCTACACTAACTGCTTCATCTGCTGTGGCTTCAGATGCTAGTAAAGGTTTAGTGAGTGTTACCAATACTGGGTCAGGTAATAACGTTCTTGCAACCAGCCCGACGATCACGGGTGCAACACTCACAACAAGTATATTTAACGGCACCGTAGGCGCAACCACGCCAAGCACAGGTGCGTTTACGACGCTGACCACTACAGGAACAATTAACCTATTGACCGTAGGCCGTGGCGGGGGTGCTGTATCGACAAATACGGCGGTGGGTGCTAGTGCTTTGGCGGCTACGGCTACTGGTGCATATAATTCTGCATTTGGAAGGCTTGCATTAACAGCCGTTACATCAGGCGCATCCAATACTGGGATTGGTGAAGAAGCACTATCCACCATATCAACCGCTAGTGATAACACTGCTGTTGGCGCATCAGCTCTTTACACATCAAATGGTGCTCGGAATACTGCCGTAGGTGTTGGTGCTGCTCAAGCTACAAGTTCTGGCATAGAAAATACTGCTATAGGCCATAGCGCACTTCGCCTTAACACCACCGCCAGCGGCAATACTGCTGTGGGGTATCAGGCGTTCTATACTTCAAACAGAACCACTGATGCAAATGCCTACAACTTAGGCGTTGGATATCAATCGGGCTATGGACTTACAACCGGTCAATACAATACATTTGTTGGCGGAAATGCCCCCGGATGGTTAGTTACTTCTGGCTCAAAAAATACGATTCTTGGAAATTACAACGGAAACCAAGGTGGCATAGACATTCGCACATCATCAAATTACGTTGTTTTGAGCGATGGGAGTGGAAATATTGTTTTTTATACCGCAGGGTCAAGCGGAACTCCTTATTCTTGGGGTTTGCCGGGTTCTGCAAGTATTTATCAAGGTGCTGGCATCACCTTCCCCGCCACACAAAGCGCATCAACAGACGCGAATACGCTGGACGACTATGAGGAGGGAACGTGGACGCCGACATTAGCCTTTGGTGGTGGATCAACAGGAATAGTCTATGGGGGGCGTGTTGGAAATTATATTAAAGTAGGTTCTTTGATTACAGCCCAGTGCGCGGTTGATATAACTAACAAAGGTTCCTCTACGGGGTCAGCATCCGTATCTGGGTTTCCATTTACTGTTTCTGGTACTTTTATAACAATTATTGGTTCTCAATTAGTAAGTTGGACGGGTGCGGGGCCGTGTCAGCTTTTACTAAGTAGCGGAACAACCGCAAGTTTTTATGGGATTCCTAACGGCGTTGGACTGGGATGGACTGCACTTACAAATACTGATTTTGCCAATACTTCACAATTTTATTTTACGATGGTTTATAAAGTTTAATTAACTACACCGGATTAGTGTAGTCAGACAAGGAGAAACAAATGAGCATTACCAAAGAAACCGCAATCGACCAGATTACCGTGACTGAAAACGGCATCATTCTGTATCGTGAAGCAACACGCATTATGGAAGATGGCACCGAATTGACCAAGACCTACCACCGCAACAGCCTGACGCCAGCGCAAGATTTGACGGGTGTGCCTGAGAAGGTTGTGGCAATCTGTAACGCAGCATGGACACCTGAAGTGATTGCGGCGTATCAAGCGGCTGAAGCGGCAAAAGTAGCAGCGTAAAGGGATGGCAACTTTGACCGAAATAGAGGGCCGCGTGAACACGCACGAAGCTGTTTGCGAATTGCGCTACGAGAGCATCAACGCCCGTTTAAAGCGCATTGAAGCCGTTGGCCTGACTGCGGCGGGTGCCATCATTATGTTGCTGTTGCATCTTGTGACAAAGGCTGCGTAAATGGCTACCAGACGCGCTCCCAAAAAGTCAGTCGTTAAGACTGAGACTAGCACAGTAGACAAAGCCATTGAATTGATAAAATGGGTTGACTCCCCGTGGAAGCTGTTTGAGGTTGTGCTACTGACCACCCTGTTCTTTCTGGGTTACTTTGCTTGGGACTCTCGTCAGGTCATCTTGAATGCAATTACTACCAGCACTAAAGTAGCAAAAATCAGGGAAGTAGAGCATCTGATGCCGATTGCGGAGCGTCTGCAAAAAGATTTGGAAGCTACGACTGTAGTGGTGTTTAAGGCCAATCTGGTGGTAAACAGTCGCACTACCCTGTTGTCTTTGGGCGAAAAAGGTAGGGATAAAGAGTTGGACGGTTTAAACAGTAGTCTGTTTGGTCAAGACCCGTCACGGAACTCTGCTGTCATAGCCATGCTCAACGGTGAAGTGCAATGTGCAAACCTTATCGTTAGTGGAAAGTCGTCGGAGTGGGAGTCAAAGCAAGGCGTGAAGTTTGTGTGCAGAGGTTCCATACCGCCTGAGATGGGTGCGTTTGACGGCTATACGACCGTTGGATTTAAGGTAGAACCAACAGATTTGAACGCTGTTAAAACCCGCATCAATCTTGCGTCAACAGAGATGGCTAAGTGAAATGGTGGCTTTCTATTTTTCTATTATGCGTCGTCCTTGCCCGAAGTGCAGAGACGCGGTGTTCTGTTTTCGATCTACAGTCTTTGGCCCTTTCAACGCACGATCCAAATGTTAGGAATCGGCTGGTAATACAGTGGCTCAAAGACAACGGCAACAAGTGTTCGTATGACAGGTTGGTATATATACAGAATCGCAGGTCAGAATGGCTAGGCACCGCAGATTCACTTGAGATTCAAACCATGATTAACGCGCTACTGGAGAAATAATGTTTACCCTCCTCACTACGGTTATTTCTTTCCTCTCCGGTGGTGTTCCAAAGCTGCTGGATTTTTTCCAAGATCGTGCTGATAAAAAGCACGAAGTCACGCTAGCACAGATGCAAACGGAACGGGAACTGACGCTCAAGAAAGCGGGGCTGGAGGTTCAAGAACGCATTGAGCATATCCAGACCGAACAACTACAAATTAGTGCAAATGTTACTAATAACACCACAGCCGTACAGGAGCGCCAGAGTCTCTACGCGCACGATATAGCCATAGGGCAGGGGGCAAGCACCTGGGTGGTTAATGCAAGGGCTATGGTGCGTCCTGCTATCACGTATGGGATGTTTATTCTGTTTGCCTTTGTGGAAATCTTTGGGTTTGTATATGCCTGGAAGTCTGGGGTAACTTTTGATCTAGCACTGGATAAACTGTGGGATGATGATACCCAGACTATTTGGGCTTCTATTGTCTCGTTTTGGTTTGGCACACAAGCTTTTAGCAAAAAGTGAAAGTAAGCCAAAAGGCTTTGGAGATGCTTAGACACCACGAGGGTGTTAGGCGTAAGCCCTACCAAGACGCCATTGGGTTGTGGACAGTAGGGGTAGGACACCTCATTGGAGATGGTAAAACTCTTCCTGATGCCTGGAACAAGATCTTTACGATGGAGGAAGTCGATGAGATTCTTAGAAAAGATCTGGCAAGATTTGAGGCAGGAGTGGAACGATTATGTCCTAGTGGGCTTACTGGTGGTTGCTTTGATGCACTTGTCTCGTTCTCTTTTAATGTGGGACTAGGGTGTTTACAAAGATCTAGCATCCGTATAAAACACAACAGGGGTGATTTTGAAGGTGCTGCTAACAGCTTTCTTCTCTATACTAAGGCTGGCGGTAAAGTACTAAAAGGCTTGGTAACTCGTCGTAATGACGAACGCACCGTATATCTATCATAGGCGATAAACGCAATGTCTTCTAATTATTCTATTACTAGAGATCAAATTATTCTTACAGCTCTACGTAAGATAGGTGCTGTTGAACCTGGAGATACGTCAGCTACCATAGATGCCAACATAGTTACTAACTGTGCTCAAGCTCTTAACCTTATGGTTAAACAATGGATGACTGAAGGCATTAAGCTTTGGACAGTTACTGAGTACACACTTACTCCGGTAGCCAGTCAAACTGAATACATCATTGGCCCTAGTGGGCCTGATTTAGTTGCTGATAAACCACTACGTCTTATTCAAGGTGTTATTAGGAACATTTCTACAACGCCATATATAGACACACCCTTACAGATTCTAAGCAAACAAGAGTACATGACTCTAGGATCTAAGTTCTCTACAGGTATAGCTAATTCTGTGTATCTAAATCCAGGAGTTACTTCTACAAGTGTCAAACTATTCTTAACACCAGACACAACTACAGCAACTAACTATCGAATAATTCTTACTTGCCAAAGACCAATTAACGACATCTCTTCATCTTCATCTGTTCCAGATTTTCCTAATGAGTGGATGCAAGCACTTGTTTGGGGTCTAGCTGACCAACTTGCCCTTGAGTTTGGTTTGCCTATTAACCACAGGCAAGAGGTAATGCTAAGGGCTGAGAAATATAAGGAAGACCTGATGGGTTGGGATGTTGAATACGAAAGCACTTTCTTTCAACCCGATGCTCGTAACTTTAGTTCGTTTGGTAAATAACTATGGGCATGGTTCGTATACCGCTAACGCAACCTATACAGTCTAGAACGGCTTCTACAGCTAAAGACTCTAGGAGCGTCAACTGTTACTTTGAGGCTGTATCCCAGAACAGTAGGGATAACATCAAACGTCCAGGTCTTCTTAACACCACCCTAACTCCAGCTATGTCTGCTGGACAAGCTCAAGGCATGTATAAGTCAGATAGTGGAGACTTGTGGGTTGTTATTAATAACGCTGTTTATAACGTTGATACTAGTTTTAATACTATTAGTGGTGGAACTATTACGGGTACTGTGCAAAACGTCTACTTCGCTGAGTCTGGCAATGATGTTTATATGTTTATGCACAACGGTACACACGGCTATGTGGCTACAGGTAGCAGTCCTTTTGTAGCTATAGCTGATGGAATGATCTATGAAGTAAGTATTTTGACTGGTGGTTCTGGGTATGTAACTCCTACCTGTACCTTTAGTGCTCCTCCTTCAGGCGTTACCGCTACTGGAACAGTAAATTTATCAGGCGGTGTAATTACTGGAGTAACCATAACTGACTATGGTTCTGGTTATGTTACTGCACCCACTTGTACTATTAACCCAGTAGGGGGTGGTGCAGGGGCTACTACATTAGTGACCTTAAACGGCTTCCCTACGGGTTCTCAAGTACTTGCTGCGGGTGCCGTGTATCTAGATGGATACACTTTTGTAGCCACTAAACTGGGACAGATATTTAACTCCGACTCAGAAAATCCAATGCTCTGGAACCCCGTAAACACCATAGCCGTAGAGTCTGATCCAGATTATTTGGTGGCTATTGTGAAACACTTTAACTACATTGTGGCTTTTGGAGAATGGAGTACAGAGTTCTTTTACGATGCTGCTAATGCTACAGGTAGTCCTCTACTCAGACAGGATACCTACAAAAATGAGATAGGCTGTGCTGATGGCAACAGTGTAGTTCAGTTCCAACAATTTGTTATTTATGTGGGCAAATCTAAAACTCGTGGTAAGTCTGTATACATTCTAGATGGCTTTAGTCCTGCCGTTATTTCAGACCAATACATCGAAAAATACCTTAACGCAGACACTAATACCCAGATCCAAGCTTTTGCTTTTAGGATAGCTGGACACACTTTCTACGTGATGTCTCTTCCTAACTTGGATAAAACCTTTGTCTACGATGTAGACCAAAAGATTTGGTATGAGTGGAGTTCTTACTATAGTGCTGCTGAACACTACTTTAAGGTCTGGACAGCTACTGAGTTTGTCACTGGAACCTATGGAATAGATCCTACTAGTGGTGCTTTTTACAAAATAGATACAGCCACCTATGCTGATAATGGACAAAACATTTATTGGCGAGTTGTTACTAATAACATTGATGCTGGTACCAGACACAGAAAGTTCTTTGAGTCTGGAGAGATTATTGGAGATAAAGTAAGTGGTACAATGAGTATTAATTTCTCCGGTGATGACTACGTAAACTTCTCTACGGTTAGAACGGTAGCACTCAATAACCCCAGAAGCATCATTTGGCAGCTAGGACAGTCCCGTTATAGGGCTTA